AGAGCATCAGCCAAATTCTTGGGAATATAAATAACCTCTCCGAGTTTGACGTGTCCTTCTGTTGGTTTACGGTTGAATGATGCAATGACCCACCATAATGTGGGATCGCCATAATATTGACTAGCAAGTCTCCAAAAGAAATCTCCATAAGCCCAAGTATACTCGTAACTCTCAATTGAGTCCAAAACCTCTTGTGGTACATTAACCGCCGTCGGTGTTCTATACTGAATTATTTTACGGACTCCTCTTTTTTCCATGAGTTTGTCATACATTTCATTATCATTAACTGCTTTTTTTCTTCGTGTATATCGTGACATAATTTATTACCTATTTAAACGGGAACTTTGGATTGCTTTTGGCTAACCATCCATTGATGGCGGTCTCTTTCTTCGATCTCTCTTGACCTAACTCTGTTTGGTGGAGAACGTTGAAGTCAAAAGATAATGAGATAACTTTGGGATAGAACTCTCCTGGTGCCGCAACAAACATTCCCATCTCAAGATTGGGTTTCCAACTTAAGGATCCAATCCATCCAAGAAGCCCTCCGTCTCCTTTGTTCGCTCTAATTAGATTGCCGAACGTTATCTTGACCAAAGGGGATTTCCCAATGACATTTCCTGTATCGGCTTCTCTCTTTTCACCAATCATCTTACCACCCTCTCCCCATATCGCACCCTGATCGACGGTTTTAAACGTTGTACTGGGCTGCTCTTTATTATCCTTAAACATGTGATCGTAAATCTTCGTCGTCTGATGATAACCGGGATACATCATTTGAATTAGATTGGAGCATCTGTTGAGGTTGCCCCTTGCATCATCCAAAGACCCCGCCGGAAGATCAAACCCCAACGAGATTGTTCGTTTGGTTCCTTGAAAGGTTGCGATGGGGTCATTACGCCCATAAACCTCTTCGGTTGACCAATTGGCCTGAAAGGTCTGAGAAAAATCTGTGAGGAAGGCGGGAAATTCTTCGGTATATCCTGTGATTGTGCTTTGGATTTCCAACTTTGCACTGCTGCCACTAATATAAGAATTAACTGCGGTGTTATCTGATAATAATTTTCCAACTGGCATTTGTTTTGTCCTCCTACGGCCTCAAAGCTTGAGTCGCAACAACCGACTCCACTATCTGTTCTAATTCTGTGTCTCCGATAAACACTTTTACTTCTGGCTTGAATATATTCTCTAAAGTTGCGCTAAATTGCTGAAGATTTGTCATTGCGTTATTGGTCGTCATCGCTGAAGAACTTTGACCAACCGTCAAAAGAGCGAGATCACCAAGAATTGGTTTAATTAATGCTGATTTATCTGCGATTGTATTGAAAGCTTTATCCATGTTATCGAAATCAACATCGACAACCATCGAAATCCCAGCAAACAGACCAGCCAAGGCAAACAAACCTGCCATAGCAAAAGGCGTTCCAGCAACATTTAATGCCAGACCCATCTCCATAATACCAGCAGCGATTTCTAAGAAAGCACCGGGAGCCTTTGCCGCCTCTGCTACCAGCCCGATTAGTTGCATTGTGAGGAGCGCCATCCCTGCCGCAGCTATTCCGATACCAACTCCAATTCCAAGTATAGCCAATGAGAATGGAGCCATCTTTACGCCTGCCGCTCCCAATCCTTTACTGGTTTTTACTGCTACTTTTTCCAACCCAGTAAGAGCGGTACCAGTTGCAGCCGTTGCGGGTCCCATCACCATCATCGCTATTTTTGTAGCTACGAATTTTCCGCCCAAAGCACCGATGACAACAGTCAATAATTTCACTCCAGCAATAACTCCTAAGAATGTGGCTACAATACCATCATTCCACGTTAGCAGCCAAGTCAAATGCTCAACAAAATAACCAAACTGCTCGACCATCGGCCCCATAGCAATTGCAAAACTCATTGCCAACACCTGAAGTTTCTTTACAACATCCATTGTATCGGACATTCTTTGGTTAAATTCTTCTTGACTTTTGGCACTAGCAGCGGCAGCAGCAGAAAAGTTTTTATAATCTCCCACTGACATTTTGAATATTTTCTGAGCTTCGTTTAAATCAGAGATTCCGGCTGCTGCTGCAATTGCTTTTTGTTCAAACCTTCCCATCTCTTTAAAGGCAATGCCTTGTGCTTGGATTGAAGAAATCAAAGTTTCAATTCTTTCATCTTCCTTCATTGTCAAGAGTTCAGTCGCTGACAGTTGAGTTCCCAAAATAGCATTTAACTTACCAGCAGCATCTGCCGCTCCGGAGAAGGTGTCAAATTTCTCTGCTAACCCTAAGAGCGCTGAAACCTCAACACCGGCTGCCTTTGCTTGTGATGCTAAGTTTGTGAACACTTTGGTTGCTCCGTTCCCGTATACTGCCAACGATTTGAGAGATTCCTTATATCCAGACATCATTTGTTTGGCTGTCATTCCAATAGACTTTCCGGTGAGAGCAAGTTGCTTGGTCAGTTTTGCGCTTTCAATGCCGGACTTTCCGAGATTGATATTCATGAAGTTTATAACCTCACTAGATTCTCCTGCTCCAACGCCAAGTTTTTCTAAACCTGCCACTGTTGCGGCCAAGTTGTTCTGCGTTGCTGCTGATTCATTTTGAAACCCTCTAAAGCTTGAAAAGAGAGTCTCGAATGCTTTGCCTGAATCACCAGCAGATATTCCAAATTGACGATTGGCTGATGTTACCGAATTGATGCCTTCTGTATACATTCTTCCGGCACCAGTTGCACCAGCAAATGCAGCGGAAGCCTTATCTACAGCAAAAGCCATCTTTATTGTCTCTGACACCATAAGACCGATAACTGCTATTGATAGATTGGTGGGGTTGATTATTGATGTGAATCCGTCCACAAGACCTTTAAAGCCTTTGTCGGATCTCATTGTCTTTACGCCATCAATGAAAGAGTTAAACATCTTTGTGCTTTTCTGTGAGTAAATTCCCATTGCGCTTCCGAGACCTGTGGCAAAACTTGTGCCCTTCTCAAGAGCCTTTGAGTACATTGGACCCAATTTCGCGAACGCTTCCTGTCTATCTCGCATTGCTTCGATTTGCTTAACAGTCAACCCTACTTCTTTGGCCATTAGATCTAAAGTTTCCTTCCCAGCCGAATTTATTGCTCCATGCTTATCTGAGAGCAGTTTTAGAACATTTTCCTCTTCTTTCATTTGTTTGATCTTGTCGCCACGCAAGGAAGCCATTTGAGCTTCATGACTCGCCAGTTCCATGGAAGACTTCCTATACTCGTCGGCAGCTATGGCGGCTTTATCTTCATGAACTCCAATCTTTTCCAAAGCCTTTGCCACATTCTCAAGAGCTTTCACTGTTTCGTCCGCTCCTTCTTTCAGCTTCTTAAAAACTTCTTCTGCTTTTCCACTTTTTTCAATGAGTTCTAATAACTCTTCGGTTGTCTTCTCCGCCATCTATTATCCCTCTGTGGTGAAGGGCCAACGGAGACCCGTCAACGATTCAAACTCTCGTGATGCATTAGTAAGGAACCCTTCCGCTTTAATTGTTTGGGGATGACCTTTTCCAAATTCTATATAAGCATCTAGATAATCTTTTTGCCTTGCAACTGCTGTCGCATAAGCCTTCACATCTTCATACTCTCCTGTAATCTTAAATTTGGCGGTAACTTCCTCCTCCTCATTAAGATTAGCAACCATGTTAACATCATCGCCGTACATGTATCTCAACAATTGTTTTGTCCACCAACCAAGAGCCTCATCATAAGTCTCGTTTAATTGGGTCTTCTTCTTTTCTAAATCAATAACTAACACGAACATCCCTCCATTCTCAGTAAATAGTTTTCATAAAAAAATGCCCACAAGGGCATCATCGTTTCTTGGACGCTTTGTCCATTGCTTTCTTCTCATCAGCAAATTGCTTTGCCATTCTGTCGCAGAACCAATTTCTTAGTCCAATTGGAAGGTTATAAATCTCAGTAAAAGACCAGCCTCCAAAATGCTTCATAATAAATATCTGCTCATAAAGAGCCTCAGAATATTTAGCGTTCAGGCCAAAAAAAGTCCGTATTAAACGGAACCTCCAATTCCTGCTCAAAAGCACAGGAACCACATGTGAAAGGCTCTGTCACCCTAACATCTGGAGCGGCAATTTTATAACAAGCCTTGATATGCCGTGAATCAAGTGTTGGCATGTTATCAACATATTTATTAACAATATTTTTATCATTATGACCTTCAATCGAAACGATCATAATCTTAAATTGATCGGTCATATTGGTCTCCAACATTTTCTTTTTCTTCTTATCGCTCATAAGTTTTGTGAGGAACGTTTCGTCTCTTCCATCTAGCAGTTTAAATTCAATTTTAAACTTGGAAAATGGCGCTATTGTTTGAAAGTTTCCATTGCTCAATTTTTCAAGGCCCAATTGCTCGTTTGAAGATGACTCCATGATTTTTACGTCTTTTAGGTCAAAACTTAACTCATCTTTTGCTCCGCATGCTGGACAAGAAACTCGGGTCTGATAATACCTTCCGTATCCTGAAACTCTTGCTGCAATTATAAGAGCGTTTCTATCTCCGACCAACAAATCTATTGCTTTGATCTTGGGATCGATTATCAAGGAATCCAACATTCTTTCGATTGCCAATCCTTTTTTGAGAAGTGTTTGGGAGGAGAGTATATCTTCTTCTTTGGCTGTCATGTATCTTAGTTCTAGAACTTCCATGTTGTGTGCTGGGTGATCTGTGGGATATGCTCCCTTTGATGGCAACTCAACAAATTCTGTGGGAGCCACAAAACTTAATGGATCAAATGCCTTTTCCACCATTGGTGGTGTATCTGTGGAGTGTTGAACTTCTGGCCCTCCAAGCCTACTGCTATTTCTGCTCATTTATACCTCTTTGTTATGATAGTGTAGCGCTATCGTATGAAATTGTTATTGTTATATCAACCAAATCGTCTGATGAATAGTCTAAATCTCCAAACTTAACGGATTTTATCCATGGATTGATGAGTTTCCAAGTTTCAATTGCAACCCCATCGGCTCCAAGTTGTTGGATTTGCCAATTTACATCATCTTTGTTGACTTTTGCTTCAATTGCTTTTGTCTTGCTGATTCCGTCGCTAGATCCGCCCAAATTATAGCCTATTTTGCTTAATTGGTTGTAAAGCCCTTTGCTGTTTCCAAATTCTTTGCTATCGACAATTGTTATATCGATGTCCGCCCATGTTACAATTCCGGGATACTTAAATTTATGATTGATAAGTTGGTATTCGTTGGATGTTATATCAAACGAAGGCTTTGTAACTGATTTCACCCAATACCAATTGGAATTAACCATAAACCTGAACTTTCGTAAAGGCTCTATTATGCTCTGCTGATCTGACCAAAAAGCCATCGTCTATCCTAGGGTGTTGAAACAGAGAATTGCGTTGTCGCATCAGCAGTTTCACACTCTGCCCAATCATAACGAATACTAAGTTCAATTGTTCTAAGGTCATCGCTCGAATAGTCCAGATCACCGTACGAAACAGACTTTATCCAAGCGTTTTGAAGAGTCCATGTTTCAATGCTATCTCCATCAGCGTCTAAGACCATGATTGTAACACTTCCCAAAGCGGCAACTGCTTTCGCTTTCGAAACTGTGGTCTCCATGTCACTTTCTTGTTTGACCTTATAGTTAGGATTATTAGGATTGTTGCCAATAACATACTCATTGGTCTTTTTAACCGCGTCAGGAGAAACCGGATCAACCAATGTCATGGAAACATCCGTCCATGAAACACGTCCGGGAAAGTAGAATTTGTTATCCAGAAAGCTATGCTCAACTTCTGCAACATCATATGAAGGCACCTTCACTGTCTTAGCCCACCAAACAACATCGGCGCCGAGCATTACTAGAAATCTAAAGTTTCTCTTTGGTGCTGAGTTCGCACTTGTCCAAAATTCATTTGCCATTATTCTATTCTCCTATAGTCGTTAATAATTAGTTCTTGCATTAGAATTCTATTCCTGTTTTAGTGATAATGAAATCAATTGCAATGAATTCTATTGCTCTTGCCGGCTTGATAAAGA